GAAGACGACGGCCTCGTCGCGGAACAGCGTCATCGAGCGACCGACGTAGGCGCCACCGTCGCGGCCCCAGACGTGGACGAGGACGCGGCGCATGGACTTGCACGGGAGGTACGGTTTGCCGTTGTCGCCGTCGAAGCACAACGCGATGGGTTGGTCTCCCTGCCCGGTGCTGGCGCGGGCCTTGACGGCGTTGAGGGTGATGGTTCGAGGGCCGACGATAAGGTCGTCGGCGTTCAGCTGGTCGGATTTGGGCGCGATGGTGGCCCCGACGTCGATGCTGTTGCTGTTGCTGGTGGTCATGGTGCGTGCTCCTGGTGGTCGTTGGTGTGTGCTGTCTCGTTGCTCAGATATTGATGCCGTCGTCCTTTCGCTCGGTGGGGATGAGGCGGAAATCGGGGGAGCTCATGGCCTCGACGATGCGCTGATACTCCTCGTCGAGACGGACATGGAACGCCGCAGCGGCCTCGACGATGGCGGCATGAATGACCGGGTCTGGATAGATGCGCAGGGTCAGCATCGGGAGACCGGCGGAAAACGAAACGAAGTCGACCCAGCTGCGCTCGCTGACGAGCAGGCCGGTCTGCACCTGCAGCAGGTAGTCGTCGGGCATGGCGTTCGAGAGAATCGTCTGCACCTGGTATTTGCCTCGCCGCGATTTGACCTCGACGAGCCCGTCGACCCCGACAAGGGCGTCGGGGCTGTAGCCGATAGGGAAACCCCAGCGGTCGTTGGTGATGAGCCCGACGCGCTCGATGGGCGCGTAGTTTTCCTCGTAAATGTCGAGGGCCTCACCCTCGTCGGTCTGCCCTCGCAACATGTCGTCGCTGACGAACGCAGGTTCGACGTACTGCGTGACACGCTGGGCGAGCAGCTCGTACAGGTGAGCGCGGGACTTGTCGTTGTCGGCGGGCTTCAACCGCCCAGGGGTGAGAACGAGCTTCATCTGGCTCGCGGTGAGCAGACCGCATCGAGCCTGCAGCCATTCCTGCGTGCCCTGGGCGAGGTCGGCGTGAATGGTGATGGTCATGGTGTTTCTTTCTTTGTTGGTTTTGGCAGAGCGTTGATTGCATCGAGAAGGTTTGACGGCGTCGTTCCTGCCCCTCTGCCGTTTCGCTGGTATGTCGTTTTGACAGCTGACGTCGTCCCCTTCTTTGATTTCATGACAGCACCTTGAAGTCTTCGGTAGCGGCGTAGAGGCGGGCAACATTTTGGCCGGTGGCGAACAGCATGATGGCGCGAACGGCATAGGGGTACTGCGCTCGTCCCCGGCGGCTGTTGCGGTCATTGGACAACCGCAGGATGCACGTCGCCGAGTCTGGGCCGTCCCATGAGCCACGGCGGTATTCGTCGCAGAACTTCAAGGCAGCGGCCTCGTTGATGACGGCGGCGCGGACTGCACGAGACAGGGCGCCGATAACTGCGCTCGGTATGACGTCGCCGAGGACCATTTGACGCAGCAATGCGCCATGCTTTCCGGCCACAAACATGGCGACCTCAGTCTTTGACGCATGGCGGGCGGCGTATCCGACGACTGCGAAGTTTGCGGCGGCGGCAAGCTTGTTCGTGTTCAGCTCACCGGCCAGGTGTAGCACGTCGGCGGCGGTGCGTCGGCTTGCGTCACCGATGACGTGGAAGGTGCCGGCCTCGCAGTCGCGAAACACCAGCGACGTGATGCTCACACCGCTTTTGATGACGGCGGAGAGTCGGTGCTGCCCGTCAATGAGACTGCCGTCCTTGGCAAACGCAATCCCCTCGTGAGTGCATTGCCAGTGGCCTGCAATCATGGACTCGGCCAGGGCTTCGACGTGTTTGGATTTCAGGGTGCGGTTCGCTGTGTTGCGTTCGAGGTAGGCGGCGGCGGTGGTCGGGGTGATGGTCTCGGTTGATGTGTGCATGTTCAGGTGTCCTTTTTTGCGATGGTCGTGAGGGCGAGGGCGATGGATTCGAGGGCGGCGACGCGGCGGGTTTGCAGGGTTTCCTTCTCGGTTTCGTTCGACGGCGGGGGCGACGTCGAGGGGCGGGGGCGGTCGATGTAGGCGTGAGTCTGCGCGGCGCATTGTTTGGCGATGACGTCGGTCACGTTGCAGAGGTCATCGACGAGGTCGTGGGCGAGCTGCTCGAACTCCAGGCGGTCGAGGAACGTCCCGCGCACCAGCGCATCGTGGGCGCCTTTGCGGTTGAGGCTGCTCATGCGTCACCGTCGACGGCGCCGTAGTTGATAAATGCGGTTCGGTTCCCCTCGGGCTTCGACGCACGCCATAAGCGCATCTCAGCGACGTTGCAGTAGAACATGAACCCGGCGGGCGTCGTCGGGCATGCGACCTGGTCGTGTGGCGCGCCAGAGCGACACCAGCGGGCGATGGTTTTTCGGTCGACGCCCATCATTATCGAGGCCTGCGCCAGCGTCGTGTTTCGTTTCGGTTTTTTCTTGGCCATGCGTGCTCCTTCAGGCGTCCTCATCAGGACGAGCCACCGATATCGGTGCGCCTTGCTCGTCGACGGGTGGCGAATCCAAGCGCCCCCCGTTTCGGTCGTTACCCCTGCAGCGGAATGCTGCAGGGCAACCATTCTCCCCGTCGCGTCGAAGTCGACGGGGAAACCTTGAAGCTATCGCTCGCGGTGCCGACGCTGCCGGTCCGCCACCCAGGCGCGGAGCATGCCCTCGTCGGCCCATCCCGCACCGACCTCGGCGTCGAGGTCGCACTGGTCGATGACGTGCAGCACCTCTCGCTCGATGCGCGCGAGGCACATCTCAGGCGTCCACGCCGTGCCGTCGATGGTTGCCCCGGGCCCGACGAGCAGGGCAGCGTCGACGACGGCGGCGAGGCCAGCGATCAGGGTGCGGCGGCGGGCGTCGACTCGGCCCCGCAGCGCGAGCGTAGCGGCGTGTCGGGCGTGAGCGTCGTCATCGCACACCACGACGCAAGCGCCGGTGAGCAGGTCTAGGGCGGTGCGGGCGACGCTCCCCTGCGTCTCGTCGACTGCGCGCGCAGCGACGCGCACAGCCCCGCTCAGCGCGCGCTGGGCGCCGGGGTTGGTCTTCCAGGTGCTCGCATCCCAGCCCGAGCTCGCCACCGAGGGCCACCCTGCGGCGATGCGGACGAGGCCCTGCGTGCTCTCGATGGCGTAAATCATCGGCCACCCCCTCGCAGCACACTGAACGCCGCAAGGGCCCCGGCAGCAGACACACCGACGACGACGGGGACACCGTCGACAGCGACGACCCAGCCCGCGCGCCCATGGCGCGTCACGGTAGTCACACATCCGCCAAGTAGTCGGCGATGGCATCGGCGAAGTCGGCCTCGAAGGCCTCGCGGGCGACGCGGTTGTCGCGGATCCAGTCGACGAGCTCGCTGAGGGTCATGCCATCGAGGACGGCATCGAGGGCGCTGTTGTCCTCGTCGAGGTGTCGACCGCGCGCGGGGTCGGGGAGCAAAACGTCAAAGTCGGGCAGGTCCATGTGTTCTCCTCGCCGGCGGTGTGTCGTGGTCCGGCACGCCAAAACCCCGGGCTCACCGGGGAATGCTGGTCAGGTTGTGGGAAGGGCAAATCAGCAAGCCTCGGCGGCAGCGCAGACCTCGGCGGCGATTTCGGCGATGACGTCACGCGGCAGGCGGCACAGGTTGCCGGAGAGCCACATAGTTACGTCGTCGCCGTAGACGGCGTAGCCACCGTTGATTCCGTCGGGAGCGACGGTGGCCTCACCCTCGATGCCGTTGACGGTAACAGTGACGTCAAGTGCGCTGCGGACGCCAGTGGTGGTGGGGCGGATGGTGCTGATGATGATGCTGGTCATGGTCGTGGCTCCTGTTACGGCGGTGTGTGTCGTGCGCCGTGAGCCCACTATGTCGCAGCTGCGACATGCTGTCAAGCATGGTGGTGATGTTTTTTTTCTGGGGCTTTGCAAAGCCGTTTTGCGTGCATCGGGTGCGACATTGTGCAGGCTGCGTTGTGACCGCGCGCACAAAAAACAAACGCCACCCCGCGAAAGGTGGCGCCTGCCGAACACACAAAACCCAGACCCACGACGGCCCGTCACCCGAGGTTACGGGCCTGCGTCGTCGACGTCAACGCAGTTCATCGAGGGCCGCGCTGCGCTGACTCAGCCCGAGGATGCTCGCAATCTCGTCCTCGGACATGCCTCGGCGCCGCAGGTCCTCGGCGAAGGCCTGGTCATCGGGCGACATCGGCGCGCGGTATTTGGCCTCGCCTGCGCCTCGAACGGCCGAGGTAATGGCACCGGCGGCACGAGCCGACGCAGCGCTCGCCGGGGCCTCGGCGGCGCGGGAGAGGTTGCCCAAGCGCTCCCCGAGGGCGGCGGCGGCCTCCTTCCCCGTCGCTCGCACTTGTGAGCCGCGAGCGCTGCCGAGCTTGAATGCACCGACGGCGGCGGCACCACCGACGGGTCCGGCCATAGCCTCGCCTGCCTTCGCGACCTCGGCCTCGCGGAGTCCGACCAAGCGGCCGCCGGCGGCGCGGCCCAGACTCTCGGCGGTCTGCTCCTCGACGAGGTAGGCGACCTGCTCGGCCTTGCGCAACTCCTGATAGAGGTCTTTCGCACCTTTCGGTCCCGGGCTTCCTCGAAGGCGAGCGACCATCGTCGACACCTCTGACGGAGGCACACCAAACAAGGCGGCGTCAGCGGCGTCGTCGGTGACGTCTCGCATGGCGCGAACGTACTCCTGTACCGACTCGTTCGCGGCCTTCGATTTCGTCCAGTCGCCCGCGAGCCTGCCGGTGATGTTCGCTTTCCGCTGCATGTCTAGCAGCGAATACGTTTTTCCCTCGCCAGCGACCTCGTCGGCCTTGGCGAACATCAGCTCTGCCGTTGGGGCGTTTGCGTCGTTGTACGCGAGGAACTCGCGGGCTCGCTTGCGGAGTCCCTCGGCGAGCTGCAGAGACGTCACGCTGGCGCCGGCCTGGTCGGCCTGCTGCATCAGCATTTCCTTGGCCTGGCTCACGGTCTCGCGGGTCTCGGTTGCGGCCTCGTTCAGCGCCGTCGTCGTCGACGCTTTCGGAGCCATTCCATACTCGCGCATAATGCGCGCGGCCTCGGGGACCCCACCCTTGACCGGCGGCCTGTTCGTAGCCCTGCCTTCGACTAGCTTGACGATTTTCAGGCCCTCGATGTTCGCGCCGGTCGCGCCTTTCGTCGTCGCAAGGCGGGCGATGTCGGCACCCTTGCCCATCTCGGTGAGGGGCTTCGACAGCAACGACGCGACGGCGGGGGCGGCGCTGCGGGCCATTTGCACGGCTGCGGGAGCAGCTCCACCTGTGAGGGCGCTCATGAGCCCGGTCTTCGTCATCTCTCCGACGAGCTCCTGCGGTTCGAGGGTCTTGGATTCACCTGCGCCGGTCACGACGCCCTGCAGTCCACCGACACCGATGCCGGTGAGCACGGCCTTCCCGAGGTCTTTGACTTTTCCTGCGGCCCCAGCGGGCAGGAGCAACGAGGAGAGGACCTGCCCGGCTCCGGTTTTCAGCGGCTCGGCGGCGCGGGACTCATCGAGACGCTTGCGCTCCTCGTCGCGGGCCTCGCGGTAGGCGCGGCGCGCGGATTCCATGAACCCGTCGGACTCGACGGGCTCGAACCCGGTGAGAGCGTCGCGGGCTCGCCCGTAGACGTTGCCCAGGGCGCCGGCAGCGCCGGCCAGTTCGTCGCCGAACGAAGCGGTGACGCCTTGCTTGGCACCTGTGGCGAAGCTCTGCTCGTAGAACGGGCGGGCCTCGATGCGACGCCGCAGCTCCTCGTCGCGGCCTTCCTTGCCTGCGTCAGAGACGGCGGCGGTGGGTACGGCTGCGGCGAGCTTTGCCCGACGGCGTCGCTCTTTTTCGATTTCAATAAGCGCAAGCTCGTCGTCAGGGTTCATTTTTTCCTCGCTTTGACTGCAGCTTCATATGCGGCGAACTCTTCGTCAGTCATTTCGCTGACAGGCTTGGTGGCGACGGGCACTGCGGCGGCGGGGGCTGCACCGTCGGGTAAATCCAACCCGCGCGAGAGGTACGCGGCGGATCGGCGCTGCTTGACATCACCCTTCAGCGCATCGAGGACAGCCTTCGCGGTCTCGTTGCGAGTAGCGAGACCGAGGAATCCGCTATCAACGAGGCCCTGCCTCATCAACTTGACCTCATCGCTTCGTGCGACGCTGCCGGGGTCGGCGAGCTTGGCGAGGTCAGTCGCGATTTCAGTGAGGCGGCGGTCCATGACAGCCCCCTCGGGGCCGGTGAGTTCAAAGGTGCCGGTTTTGTCGATTTGCTCCTTGATGGCGTCGATGTTGCGGTCGATGTTGCTGGTGAAGTTTTCCACCTCGAGGACTTGTTGACGTCGCTTCTCACCAACCGCTGTAGCGGCGTTGTCGCGAGAAGACCCGGGTCCACCGGCGGCCTCGTTGCGCAGGCGTGCGACTTCGAGACGCAGCTTCTCGGACCGCATCGCAGCATCGTGGCTCGGCTGCTTTGCACCACCACCGAGCGGGGCCGCGGCCTTGCGTTCGGCGAGCTTGGCGGCGGCCTCACCCTGTCGGGCCTTGGCGGCGAGAGCGGCGGTCTCATCGACGGCGGTATCGCGGGCCATCAGGACCGTGCGCCAGTCGGATGCCGGCAGACCCCGGGCAACGGCGACACGCTCGAGCTCTGCCTGCGAGACACCACCAGGGCGAGAGATGAGGCTCTCGGTGTCCGATGCCGCGCCGGCGATGTTTGTTGAGCGGGCCTCCACGGCGGCCTTCGACCTGTCGGCCTCGGCCTTCGCGTTGACCTTCGCCATCTCGGCAGCGGTGCGGGCAGCCTCGGCGGCGGTGCGGGCGTTACGAGACTCGACGAGCCCAGCGTCGCGGGCCTTGCGGGCTTCGACGTCGGCGTTGAACTTGCGCTCGGCGAGGTCGGCCTGGGCGACCCTGCCTGCGATGCCGGCGCCAGTGTCAATCAGGGCGGGCAGAAGCGAGGCAAGCGCCGTCGACCGTGCAGCGTCGCGGCCGGCGCGGATGCGCTCCTGTTCGAGTTGCAGGGGAACGAGGCCAGCGGCGGCGAGGATTTCAGCGGTTCGAGATGCGCGAGACATGAGTCACCCGTTCACAAGTTGGATTTGGTCATGGGCCGAACGACGCCAAAAAATGCCAGAGTCGCGCACGACCCCGAGGGTCAGCGGCGTCGCCGACCAGCCCGGCAGGTTGATGGTCGAAGTGCAGGAAGCCTGCAGCTCGGCGCGGCGCTTCTCCATCGACGACAACGGGGGCTCGCCGGTTTTGACCCAGCACATCGACGCGGCGGTGTGGCACAGGAGCTGGTCCAGCGTCGTCAACGAGATGGACGCTTGCGACCAGATGAACGGGTCCGACGACAGCGCCGGGAACGCCGCGCGCGGGACGTACTGCACGCGGCAGGGCTGTACCGATGTGACGTTTGCGAACCCATCAAACACGCGGCAGGGCGGAACCTGCAGGACGCCATTGCCGACGACCAGGGCGACGTTCGCGATTTTCAACGGGGTGATGGACGCGAGCGAGATAACACCGGCCGACGAGGACGAAACGTCGGCCGACTGGTAGTAGATGTTTGCGCCACTGTCGACGACGCTCTGCCAAACCTCCTCCTGCGCGACCTGCAACGCCGTCGTGATTTCGGCATCAGAAATCAGCGGGTTGTTGTCCTTGTCGTCGAGAAGAAATCGAACGCGAACGATGGCCTGGGCGAGTGTGACTGTCATCGGCGGCCTCGGTGTTTTGGCAGGGCCATCGCAGCGGCGAGCAGGTCACGGCCATCGACGACGCGGGCGAGACTCTTGTTGATTTCGCGGCGAAAGTCGGCGCGGTGGTCTTCAAGGGAAAGCTCCTGCTGCATCTCCTCGCGGATGCGATGACGCTCGGCCTTGTCGAGGACGTGCCATGCTTCCCACTGGCGTTTGCCATGCAATCCGTCGAAGACGCCGGCGCCGTCGCGGAGGAGGCCAACGACAATCGGCATGCTGCTGGCGGCGTGCTCAATCGAGCACATCGGGACCCCACCACCGTGAGCACGCGAGACGAGCACGCGGCCGAACGGCGTGTGGTGAAGGTCGGGGTCCTCGTTCATGGCGGCGAGGTCCATCACTTGGCCTCGACGACGACGGTGAGCGACGGGGCCGACTTGGTGACGACGGCCTTGCTGATGGCCTTGACCTTCACCGCGTTTTTGACCCCAATGGCGCCCAGCTCGCGAACGACCATATCACTCACGTCGAGGATGCGGTCGTCGATGTCGGTGGGTGTCGCGCGTATGAATGGCCCCAGGGCGTCGTTCGCGCCTTTGACGGCGGCGACGATTTGTCGACGTCGGGCCTCGTCCATGTGTGCGGCCCACAGCGGGATAACCAGGGGGCCAGCGATGAGCGCCAATCCGCAGGCGGTGACCAGGGCGGCGAGGATGACGGGAATCATGGCAAGGACGGCGGCGGGCATGGTGGGCCTCTCAGCGTGGACGGTTGCGAGTGTTTGCCTCGTCGAGGCGGTTCACGTCGGCGCGCAGGGCGTCGAGTTTGGCGCAGATGCTGCCCAGCTGCGTAAGAATCTGCGACCGCTCGGCGCTCGCAGCTTCGAGGACTTGCACCTTTTCGTTCAACACGAGCGTCGTGTCACGAACGCTGGTGATGGATTGCGCGATGACGAGGGAGCTGGCGACGGCGATGGCACCGACAATGGAGACCAGCCAAAGAGGCACGATCACGCCATTGGAAGTTGTAGGCTGATTCATGGTTTTCCATTAGAGAACCCGGCCCCGTCGTCGTCAACGGGGCCGGGGCGGTTGCTCAGAGACCGGTGAGGCCGGTCATCACGCCGATGGCGCCGCGCTTGGCGCAGTACAGCTGATAGGAGCCGGTGAAGTCGGCATCCATGCTCAGCGTGGTGCGGTTGGTGACGACCACGCCACCCAGCTCGGTCAGCTCCTCGGGGGCCATCTCGGACCAGCATCCGAGCTTCGCATGGTCACGGTTGTGGAACACCACGATTGTCTGCGGGCAGTTCGGGTCAATCAACACCGGACGACCGGCAAGGTCGAGGCCCGAGCTGCGCACGTCGCCGTACTTGTCAGCACGCGCGCCAAGGGGCTGCGGGCGCTGCGCCGTCGGCTGGATCGACATACCGAAAACAGCACCCATCGCACCGGCCTGGATGCGGTGCGCGGCGGCGACCTGTGGCGACATCAGCGCATCGGTGAACTGCTCACCCGAGTACTGCGTGATACGCGCATCGAACTGCAGCGCAGCTTCGTGCGAATACGCGGCAGACAGGGCGATGGTCTGGCCGACCCAGCCGGGCAGGTTGGCGGGCGAAATGCCGCCGAACGACGACGTCGCGCCGCTGCCGGCGATGTCGTCGAACGAGTTCAGGCGCTTGCCCGCAATGGCGGTGGCGCTGCCACCGAAACCGGGGAAAGTTCCGCGCAGGGCGAGGATGTCGTCGGTTGCAACGGCGGTGGCGCCGAGGGCCACGACAGCACCGGTTGCGGGGTTGATGACGTCATTGATGAACGTGACCGTACCGGCTACGTTCGCTGAATTTGCTCCGACGACGGCAGCGACCTTGCTCTGGCACCGGACGGTGTAAGAGAAGGTCAACGACGTATCGACGAAATTGTACGACGCGCCGGGAATAAACAACGACACGTCGAGGAACGAGATGGTTACCGTGGAATCGGCAGCGGTGCCGGACCAGGTGGCGACGGCCTGGGGGACGACGGCGCCGGCGTACAGACCACGGCCGATGTGACGAGCAACGCTCTTTGCCGAGGCGTCAAGTTTGGCGTCAAGCAGTTTGGTCAGATCCTTGTCGGCGAGCTTGCCAAGCGCGGCCTGCTTGCCCAGCGAGACGCGCGTGGTGACCATGGTGGGCACAAAGCGGGCCTTGACGGGGGTGGTGGTTTGGCCGTTGGGCCGATTGTCGAAATCCAGGGCGTAGGTGGTCGCGGGCGACTCACCGACGTCGGCGGTGACGGTGAGTTCCTCGCCGTCCTGTTCGACCTTCTCAAGGACACCGCTGCCGATGAGCGGGGACATGTTGTTGATCGTGTTGACGAAACGCTCGGGGCCGAACTCGGCAATGATGCCGCTGATGCTGTTGATTGTGACGTTTGCGAGAGCCATTTGAGAACCTCAGAGAAGTGGTTTCTCGTCGTCAGGATTGACGGCGAGCGTCAAGGAAATCGAGCATTCCCCTGGCGTTGTTTGCAAACCGACCAGTCCCGCCGGATGCTCCCCCGGGCGCCCTTGCCCCGACGGGGGCGTTGCTGGCGACGGGGGCGGACTGGCGAGGGGCGTAGCCAAGTGCCTCAAGCCGCTTGACCTCCCGCTCATGAATCAAGCGCGCGGCCTCGCTGGCACTGAGGTCATGGCGCGCTTTCATGGCGGCGATGACGTCGGCGCGATTGGCAAGGCGATGCGTGGCCAACGCGCTCTCGATTTGCGTCGAGAGTCGCGCCTTGATTTGCTCGCGCTCGGCTTCCATCACAAAGTTCTGCTGCATCTCGCGCAGTTTCGCTTCGTGTTCTTGGGCGAGGGCGTCGGCGCGCTCCTTCGCTCTCTGCGACAACCTGACGTCAGCAAGCTCCTCGTCACGAGCGTCGTACTGCACACCTTCACGCAGCTGCTGACGGAGGCGTTCGTTTTCCTCCTGCAGGAGCTGCGCAGCTGTGCTGTACCGCTGATTCTCGTGAGCGAGACGAGCCGATTCCTCTCGCGCTGCTTTCACGTTGTCGCTGAGTTTCCCGATGCGAGCCTTGAACGCTGCCATGGGGACAACGTCGGCCTGTTTGCGTTCGTCTGGTGCGTCGACACCCTCGGGGCTGTCGGCGGCATCATTACCCGGTGACGATACCGGTGAGTCACCCGATGAAGCAGGCTCGCCGGCGGGTGAGCCCGGGGCCTGGGGGGTTGCAGTGGCTGCAGCGGCGCGCTTGGCGGCGATGTGGGCCATCATGCGAGACTGCGTGGACGCCGGGGCCTGAGTGGCACTGGTGTCCGCTGTGTCGGTGGGCGAGACCGAAGATGCGCCCGAATCAGCCGTCGATGCGGCAGAGGTGGTAGACATGTTACATAGCTAGCACTGTACTCAGTTATGTGCAACGATGCCGCATCAGGAGGCCACATGGCGCGACGATTGACCCCCGAGGATTTGGTGTTGACGGCAGCCGAGAAACGTGCTGCGCAGGTGCAGGCCGAAGGTGGAGCCGGCAATCGAGCCATCGGCGGGACCATCGGGAGCCTCGCCGGGGCTGGTCTTGGTGCTCTCGGATTTCTCGGCGGGCCTGCTCTCGGTGCGGCAACGCTCGGCCTTGGGTCATCCCTCGGCGGCGTCCTCGGTGGCATGGCTGCCGATGCGTTGTCTGAAGACGAGCTGCAAAGCGCCGATGACACCCTCGACGAGGGTGAGATGGAGCGGCAAAAGAAGCTCGCGCGCTACAAGCTGCGACAGGATGCGCTGAACGCGCTGATGAGCGAGGACTGAGATGGCCGACCTCCCGCTGACGTCGTCGATTCTCGAAGATTTCAACAAGCACAAGCGCCAAGGGGAACGCATCGCGCTCCCCTATCGGCAGCTGGGCGAGCTGTGCGAGATGTTCGTCGGCGGGCGTCAATGGGGCGTCTACAGCGGGCAGCGTCGACAGGTCATGAAAGACGCATGGTTCGACGACGAGAACGTGCCCCGTTCGCATATCAACGTCTGCCAAGGGCTGATGACGACGTTCTCGTCGTTGCTCAACAAAGACCGCCGCAGCGCCCTCGCGACGGCGTCGACACCCGACGACCCCGAGGACATTTACAATACGGAAATCACCAACCGCGTCATTGACTACATCGCGCAGGAACAGAAGACGGCGAGCAAGATTCACCAGGCCGTGCAGTATGCGTTTCAGGACGGCACGGCCGGCGTCAAGGTGTGGCCCGACGAGGTTCGCGGCGAGGTTCGTTGGGCTCGTCTGACCATCCACGATTATTGGATCGACCCCGTAGAGGATTGGCACGACGCCAAGTGGGTCATTTTCGAGAATCACTACGGTGCCGATGAAGTCGCGGCGATGTGGGAAGCTGGCGGGATTGCTGGCCTTCCCCCCGAGGAGACCGAATACGTCAACGCGGCCGGCGAGACGGTCTGTGGAATCGTCGGGTACGAGTACTGGGTGCGGCCTTCGAGGAAGTTCCCCGAGGGCGTCTTCGCCGTCATCATCGGCACCGTCATCGTGGTCCGCAAGGCGTACCCGCTCATCGTCAACACCGAGGGCGACCGCAAGGAGTCGTTGCTTCCCCTGTCGCTGATGAAGATTCGCTTCCGTCGAGACAGCGCCTACGGAATCACTCCCCTTGCCGACGTCATCAACCTTCAACGGCTGCTGAACGAGACGCACGCGCGCACCATCAAGGTGATGCGACTGGTGACGAACCCACAGATTGCGATGCCGAAGCCCCTTGCGGATTCCATCGACATCACGCGCACCAATACCATCGACTACGACCCCAAGATGGACGACGCGCGGTCGAAGATATTCGCTGTCGAACTGGGCGCGGTGGGCCTCGACCTGTACAAGCTGCGCGACGACGCAAAAGCTTTCATGTTCGACGTCGTCGGCCTCAACGAGGTGACCAGCGGCGGCGCTGCCCCGACGCTGAGCGGGCGAGCAATCGAGGCGTACTACGAGCTGGACGCGCAGAAGAACAGCGACGCGTTGAAGTCGCTCGAGGACATGGTGCTCGATGCTTGGCGCCTGTGCCTTGCCATCATCCAGCTTTTCTACCCTGCCCCTCGGGTGGCAGAGATTACGCGCATGGATGCGGCCGACGTGTTCACCTTCACCGGCGCCGATGTGCAAGGCAAAAACATCAGACTAGAATCGGCCAGCGAGTTGGAGCGCCGCACCGACGTCCGTGTCGGGAAAGCCGTCGAGAATGCCCAGGCCGGCGTCGGCGGGGCGCAAGACATCGCGACGGCGCAGAAGTCTGCCCCGAACGCGGTGGCAAAGCAGGCGGCGGACCTCGCGGTGCGCACCTACCTCGCAGCGGGTGACGTCGACATCAACGTCAACGATTACAGCATCCCGGCGCTACGTGAAAGCATCGCCCGGGCGAAGTCGCGGGCCATCGCGCAGGGCCGCAAGTCGGATTTCGTCGACTTGGTGCTGCTCGAAAACATCATCAGCGACCAGATTGAGGGCAGCGAACCAGACACCGGCGAGACGTCGCCGACGATGCCCGACCAACAACCAACGCAGCCTGAAGGCTAGGAGCAACCATGGCAACGTCTCTCGTCAATCGCGCAGGGTTCGGCATTTTCATCAACGCAGGCGCCGTTTCCGACGGCAGCGCCGTCCTCGGGACGACACCGGTCAAGGTCACGCTCCCCGACGTCACCGTCAACGGTGGCCTGCTCGCATACGTTTTGGTGCGCGTTGTGAACCCAAACGCGGCGGGGGTGGTGCTGGCGACCAAGATTGTCCCCCGGGGTGCAGCTGCCCCGACGTTTGACGCGACGTTCTCCGCCAGCGGCGGACGCCATGTGCTCGGCGGACAGTTCGACGAGTTCATCATGAACTCAACCACGGAGCTCTACATCGTCGCGAGCGCCGCAGCTTCCTCGTGGGGCGTCAACTCGCAGCACGTCCACTGAACGGCGCCTTGTCGACCATCATCACCAACCGGAGCGCATCACATGGCCATCCCTCGCCCTGACACTCGACGACAACCACCGAAGCTCCCCCCACAGATGCGTCCCTTCGACGACCTCGACGGGCTGGCGGCATCGAGGATGCCCGCAAAGCCCAGCACCGAGCGGCCGGTGGGTGCGACGCAGCCAGCGAAAGCTATCGACGGGACTCGCAGCGACAAGCGGGAGGACGAGCGCCGGCGGGCCGACGAGCAGGCCCAGGCCGCGCAGGCCGAGGCGGCGGGGCAGGGCGGGGGCGTGCAGTACACCAGTGGGAAGGCCAGCGACAAGGACGCGCGAGACAAGCAGATGGAAGCCGGGCTCGCCGCGAAGGGCGACGACGGCATGGACGAGCTGGCGCGCGCACGGCAAGCGGCGGCGCAGGAAATCGACGCGCGCAACGCCCAGGCCGCGATGGACCAGCGCTCACGCGCCGGTCTCGGTGGCCTCGGGTTGTCGGGTGCTGCATCGGCGGCCGAGGGCGACCTTGCCCGGCAACAGGCGCGGACGAAGGCGCTCACCATGCAGGAGTTCGACCAGGCCGCCGAGGCGGCGAAGTTCACCGGCATCCAACGTCAAACGGCCCTCGATGACCTCGAAGACGCCAGCGACACCGACTACAACAACGACGGCATGGTCTCGGGCCGCAAGGTTGGCGGAAAGATTGGCGACGGCGACCCCGATAATGACCCGGCCGAGGACAAGCCAGCTGTTGGGAAAACCGGAACACCGACCAACATGCCCGTCGGCGGCAGCGAGAAGGACACCGAGGCGTACGTCAAAGCGCTCCCCGACCGGATGCGCGGCAGCGCGTGGGGCCGTGGTGACCCACTGGTCAGCGGACCCCATGAGATGTTCGGCTACATCTACTATGTGTACCGACGGCAGGACAACAACGAGCTTTACCGAAGCAAGGACACTCCGGGCGTCAAAAATTTGATCCGCAACGTTGACGGCACGCTGTCCCACAACTGACGGAGGGAGAACGCATGCTCATCAATCGCGCCACAATCCGCCGCCAGCTCGCCGGGGAACCTCCCGAGGACCTCGGCTCACCCGAAGCGCGCGCCGGCGCCCTGGACGAGCTGGGGGCCGTCGCCGCAATCCCTGCGGGCCCGGGTCTGCCACCACCGGAGACCAGGGCGATGCAGGGACGAGCATCGCCGATGTCGCAACAAGCGCGCACCGGACGGGCGAGCCTGCTCGGTGACCGCTGATGGTCCGCGCATTTGGGCCGAACGTCGACCGCATCGTTCGACGGGCGACCATCGTCTACAGCGCCGATGACATCAGGCGGAACATCACGCTGCGATTGCGTGACGGGCAGCCGTGCGTGCTCGAGCTCGGCGATGACATCGTCGTCACGTCGGGCTTTACCATCCCCGGCGGGCTGCGGGCGTTCAGCGTCGACGGGGCGCAGCGGTACAGGTTCCTCATCGACGGCGCCGTCCCGTTCCTCTTTTATGCAAGAGGTGCCGAACTGAACGACGGATGCCCCGTTGATATTGTCAACGTCGAAGTGCTCGTCAAAAGCGGTGCAACGTTGACGACGGTCGTCATCGCTGAGCAGTTCAGCGCAGCTTTCGCGTCAACGGAAATCGTTCCCTACGTTCGGCTCGTAAACCTCGTCGTCGACGCATCGGCGGGAACCTGTACCAACCTCGTCGGGCATGGTTCGTTCGTGTCGCTGGGAACGCGCAACGCGCGGATGTTTGCGCAGAACCTATACCTTTACTCGGTCGACAACGTCTTCGCCGTCGACGACAACAGCGCTCGCTGGGCAATGTCATCCATCGACGGACTGCTGCTGATTACCGGCCTAGGTGGAAGCACCATCGGCGCGGGCGCAGCGTCGGCGGACATCGAGGGCACGATAATGAACGTGCTCGGCGATAACGTTTCAATCAGCGTCGGGGATAACTCCCGGGTCGCCTTCATCTCGTGCGACACAAGTGACTACGTCGGCAACAGCGGCCCGAACACGCTGCTACGGGTGCGCGGGTATTCAGTGCGCACCCTCGGGCCCAACGAGGTCGACCTCGACAACCTTGGCGGCGGCGGTGGTGCCCCGACGAACGCCACCTATGTGACCCTCTCGACAAATGCGACGCTGACACAAGAGCGGGTGCTGACGGCGGGCTCGGGTATCTCCATCGTCGACGGCGGCGCGGGTGGGCCGGTTACCATCTCGGCCAGCGGCGGTGGTGCATCGCTCACGGCGGCAACCATCACGGTCCCGTTCGGGCTGCAGGAGCAGACGGCCACCGTCGTCGATGCTGGCGCTACAGCATTGAGCAAGATTATTGTCGCATGGGGTGCCGCAGTGCCAACCGACGAGAACGAGCCTGAAGCCAGTAACGTCACGTTTTCTGCCGTCAGCGGTGCTGGTGTCGTGCTCATTACGGTAAGCTCCAACGACCGTGACAACGTCGGCGGGGCGTATAAGGTTCTCTACATTCTCGGGTGAATCATGACTCAGCTTTTCGATGTTCGCGGGAACCCATTTGCGGGGCAGCTCGATGCCATCACCGGCGAGACCATCACCGACGCGCGCGCGGCGACGGCGACGGTGTCGGCACTCAATGCGACGACGGCGTGTGACCTCAACGGGAAAACCGTCGTCGCCGTCGACCTTCGTGCCGCGGCCTTCACGGGCACCGTCGTCTTCGAAGGAACCATCGATGGGGTCAACTGGTTCGCGTTGACGGGCCTTGTGGGCACGGTGACGGTTTCGCTCGTCACGGGCGCGGGCGTCGTCAACACGCAGGTCATGGTTGGCGTGTCTGGGTTTCGTTCGTTTCGCGTTCGCGTGTCGGCTTTCACTTCGGGCTCGCTCACGGTGGCGCTGCGGGCATCGATATCTAACTACGCAATCCTCGCGACCCCAGCACCAGCGCCGTTCTGCGTGACGGCGACGGCGGCCGTGAATACGGCGGTGACGTTGACGATTCCCGCGAACCCGGCGGGCCTGTTTCACCTTTTTACGCGCATCAACATCAAGCGATTTTTTGTGACCGCAGGCCTCGCCGGCACTACACCTACACTGGTGACGACGACGAACCTGCCCGGTTCTCTCGCGTTCTCGTTCGGTACAGCTGGCGCCATCGGGACCACCCTCGAAGAAGTCCTCGAACCATCGGCGCCGATAAAATCGGTCACGGCGGCGACGGCGACGACCATCGTTTGCCCTGCAGTCACCGACACTATCTGGCGCGTTACGGCGCTATACTTGCTGGGCGGTTGAACCATGAGCACCATCAGTCTGCGAAACTTCGAGCGGCACAACGTCGTCAACGACAACGGGCGATTGTCGACGCGGCGGGGGTTCGTCGTGTCGGTGTCGTCGTCGTCGTTTGGCGTGACGAACGGCGAATTCGTCGGCGGTTTCTCGGTGCTGGTCCCGTCGTCATCAGAGATGGAGCACTACCTTTTCGTCCAGGACGGCGAGACGGGACTCGTCACGATGGTCGTCACCGACGAGGAATGGATCCAGCGCTACCGCCTCGCCCTCGGGGCGCATCCCGACCAGCCGGTTTTCAGTTATGCGATGGTGAACAACCAGCTGATGATCAACGCGCCGTCGATGTCGGCGCCGTTGTACGGGTTGCCCGGTGGCGGGGCGATGCCTGCGGTGGCGACGCCCTCGAGGAACCCCGACACGACGGCGCTTGATGTGCCGCCGGGGCATATTTGCTCGTTCGGTGACCGGATGCCGATTGCGCAGGGGTCCATCGTCTATTTCAACGACCCCACCCTCGACCCTCGAACCTACGTCGGGGGCAATAACATCCCGCTGCCGGCGACGGTTCATGCCATCACGCAAGGGCCCGACGGCGCCCTGTGGATGTTCACTCCGGCCGGGGCCTACTCGATGGCGGCGGATGCCCTGGGGCAGGGGCAGAGTGTCGCCGGGTTCATCTCGCTGGTCCCGCAAGTGCTCACCTCTCGGCCTGGTGGTGCCTGTTCAACTCCGTTCGGTGTCGTCGCCCTCACCGTCGACGGGGTGACGGTGCTGAACGGCGGGAACTCCCGCGAGATTGGGTTCTCGTCGTACCAAGGCCGCCGAAAACTGACGCGCCCCATCGACGTGATGGACGTTCGCCAGTTCGGGCGAGTCTTTCCCACCTCGTTCGGCGTGCTCGTCGGGTTCGGGTCCGACCGAAAATACGCAGTCGCCGTCGATCTCAACGAGGGCACGACGTCGTTCTGGTACACCGGCCTCGCCGCGAACCCGCTGAACGTCGTTGGGACGTTGCGCACGCGCGACGGGGAAGACCTCATCATCAGTCGCACCGGCATTTACGCAATCCACACCAAGGGCCTGCGGGATTTCTCAGACCTCGTCGCCAACGACATTGCCGGGGCGCTCTGTGGGCGCGTGCAGTCAGGCCCACAAGAGAACCCGCTGGTGCGTCGGGTCTCAATCTCAGCGGCCAATGGCGGGGCCCCTGTGAGCGTCTGCGGGAATGGGGTGGTCGACACCGGCAAGTCAACGACCGTCAACGGGGACACCGTCATCGAGACGGACCTTTGGGGCACGACCAACTGGGCAACGCTCACCGCTCGCAGCGTTCGCGCGACCCTGAACGTGCGCGCGACCGAGCTGGACCTCGAGGTGACCGTGAGCAGTATGGGCCGGGCCATTGTCGAGAGCGCCGACGTCCAGGCCGGCGGGACGTGGACGAACAAGAAAGAGACTCAGACATGACCGTCGCCAACGGCTCAACCATCCTCGCGGCAGACCTGAACGCGCTGACATCGTCGTCGTTGACGCTGATGCGAACCGACAACCGGCGACTGCCCGGATATGCCCCGCTCATCTTCACGTTCCAGGGCCTCATCAACGGGACGCCTGCAGCTCGTCGAACGGCGCGGTTCGTTGTGCCCGTGAACATGCTCGTCGACACGCTCGCGGTCATCACGACGCCGGCCACGTCAGCGGCGGCGACCATCACCGCCCGGGTCAGCGCCGGGGGCATCCTCGATGATTGGGCGATGGAGGTGACCGGCACCCTCGACACCATCGCCAAAAAACAAGCGCGATTGCTGTTCGACGGGAACATGGACGCCAAGCCGGGGCTGAATCAGGCGACGACGTCGCGCGTGGTGCGATTGCTGCCGAAAGGGGCTATCATCGACGTCAACGTGTCGACGACAAACGCCCTCGCTACCATGGTTGCAACCATCGTCTTGTGCTCACGTTCGAGCCTTGCCCGGGGGATTTCGTGAAGGTGCTCGCCTCGCAGCAGATTGTCCGATTCACGGCGGGGGACGCGCTTTCACCCACCGACCTCAATGAGCTATTCTTGTACTCGAAGGACGCCCTCGCCGACGTCAGCGAGAAGCGCTACGCCCTCGCGGCGCTGACGTTTCCCTTCAACAAGGACATGGCCGGCGGGATTGCAAACATCGACACCATCGGGACGCGGACGCAGCGCTTCACCTGCCCCGTGGCCTGCACCGTCGTGCGTGCATTTCTGAACGGCAACGTCACGGCGGCGTCGGCGATGACGATTGCACTCAAGCGAGCGGTCACCGGGGTCGTTCCCACCGGGGCGACGACGCCGTACCTGAACGTCGCTGCGGGGGCGACGACAGCCTCCGACGTCGACGACACCAATATTCAGAGCGTCACCCTCGACGCCGGGGTAAGCTACGACCTCATCATCGAGGGCGTCTCATTCACGACCGAGCGTTGCGACGTCGTCCTGCACGTCCAGGTCGACCGCTGGCGAGCTGGCGGGTTCCTCGACGTCCCCGATTTCGCCTTCGCCGACTTCACCGACGGGCTGGCCGATGCGTTGCTCGTCGGGAGCGCTGGCGTTGGGGCGACGGTGGAGCTGGCGGTTCAGGTCGCCAAGCTCACCGCGCGGGGGATGACGGCGGCCATGGCGACGCATACCGTTTTCAGCGGCTTCACCACGCCGGCCAACCTCCTGCGAGTGCTACCGGTCCCGTCGTCGGCGCGGTGCTCCTCGCGCATCGTGCGCGCCTACCTGACATCAGCGGCGAACGGCACCGGCAACACGGTCTCGGCTGTTGTGAAGGACTCGGCGGGCACGACGGTAGCGACGCTCTCGAACAACCATGCCGTCGACCTGCTTATGACGGCCGACAGCGGGGCCCTGGCCATCGCGCTAAACGGCGGGGTGGAACTCCTTGCGCAGGATTTTACCGTGCAGTTTGCCGCCACGGCCGGCGTCGTCGAACGTGCGTCTCTCCTCCTTTGGTTCGAGTGGTGAACACGATGAAGGGCCCCCACGACGTCGCACGAACGCAGCTCGGGGTCAGCGAGGCCACCGGAAAAAACGACGGCATCCCGGCCCAGCGGTACATGCGCGGGGACGCCCTCGCCTGGTGCGCCGGGTTCGTCCTGTGGTGCATCCATCAGTCAGACAATCGATGGCGCCATGCGTTCGAGGCCCAGCACTACAAATGCCGCCGGGTCTCGGGGTTCATCGATGTCGCCGGGGAGAATGGCGTCTTCCGTCCTCGCAAGGGCTACGACCCCCAACCGGGCGACGTCATTTTTTTCGCCAACGCAACGAGCGACGTCGGGGTTGCGGGGAATCACTGCGGAATCGTGGAGCATGTCACCGAGGGCCGGGTGCATACCATCGAGGGGAACAGCTCGAACAAGGTGGCTCGGCGGGACTACGCTGTCGACGACAAGCGTATCTCGGGATATGCGAGTCTCGCATGAGCACGAGGACACACATGACCAAGAAACCAGACCAACCGCAGCTCGTCGACGCCCAGGCCGTCAAAGTGCCAAAGCATCGGCACCCGACCAACCTTCGAGGGTGGTACGCGCAGTCGAAATACCTGACGAACCAGTTCGTCCCCCTCGCGGTGCTGCAGACCCTCTCGCAGCTCGCCGACGATGACGGGGTGTGCTCGCTTGTCGAGGCAAAGCAGGAGATGAATCAGGAAATCCTGTTCGCCATGCTGCGGATGCTGACCCTCATGGGTCACATCGACGTCGACGGCGAGCGCATCATCATCAAGTCAATCCCCACCACCAAGGACACCAGCCAATGACCGAGCAAAAGTTCACGATTGTCGACCGCCGCAACACCGAGGACGCCGCCGAGGTTGCTCCCGTCACCCCCGACGGCATCACCCCTGCAGCCATCGACGGCGCCGTGAGCGTCCACGAGCTGTATTCATGCGGGCTGCCCATCGGCGCGTTCGCCGACGTTGCACCGAACACCGTGCTTCTGCTGCCCCTGCGAAGGCCGGCGAAGTCGACGGGCGGGATTGTGACCGCTGTCGACGAGGTGAAGGGCACCCTCGGGACGGCCTGCATCGCCTACGTCGTCGCCGGCATCGGCACCGTCGAGGCCGCAGCGGACCAGCATCCGCAGACGTGGGTGAGCGTCGACCCGGGCGACGTCGTCGTGGTGCGTAACGCGATGTTGGAACCGCTGCACCCTGACCTTGAGCCCCTGCTGATTCATCGCCGGCATGTGTTGGCGAAGGTCCGTCTGCGCGACGAGCTGGTCGAAGGGTGAGATGACGACAGCCAAACGGCGGGACATTTTCGACACCGGCGCGGTCTCGAAGGCGACGGTCGACAAGAGCGCGGCGGACATTCCCGCCGACGCTTGGGTCCCGCGCGTCCCTGTCATCGAGGGCGTGGTGATGACGTTCGACGAGGCTGCGGACGAAATCCAGCGCGTCACGAGCATCAACGCCGCGCGCTATATCCACGAACTTGAGATGCTGGCGACGGCATGGCGGGGCGATGTGACGTTGGCGGGCACGTCAGCCAAGGCGGCGATGCACCTGCTCTCCCTCGCCGCCGGCGCACCCGAGAAACGCAACAAGCCCGCCCCGAAGGTCTCGCGGCGCGTCGACGAGCTGCGGGCGTTGCTCACTGGCGACGACGAGGGCGAGGCGTGAAGCGGCCCATCCTCGACGTCGCCCGGCGGCTGTCGGGCTTGCTGATGATACTGAATCAGGAGCAACAGGGGGCCATCAGCCGCTGGCGCATCACCGACGCCCAGGTGGAAGTGCTCGAGGCCATCCTCGAGCACGAGCGCACCATCGTGCTGAAGGGCCGACAGATGGGCGTGTCGACGGTGAGCCTGCTCGCCGTCCTCGCCTTCGCCATCGCAAACCCGGGCGTCCCCTGCGCCATTGTCGCCGACACTCGCGACAAAGCTCAAGGTCTGCTTGCTCGCCTCGCCGGGTGGTGCGACCAGCTCGGCATCGAGGTGGGCGCGCGCAATAAGGGCAGCGTGGAGCTGGCGAACGCGGGGCCCGATGGGGTGTGCACGGTCATCGATGCGCTCTCGGCCGTCTCTCGCGCCGAGGGTGGGGAATCGCGGGTGGGTCGCTCGAAGTCCTACGGGTTTATTCACGCCAGCGAGCTTGCCTTCTGGCTGTCGGATGCAGCGGTGTTTCGCGGGTTGACGTCGACGGCGTTGCCCGGGGCGCGCATCGTCATCGAGTCCACGGCCAGCGCGGCCGACAATCTTTTCCGCACCCTGTGGCACGGGGAGGATGAGGGCAGCGCCGACGAGTGGCACCGGGTCTTCCTCCCCATCGAGCGTCATCCGGTCTATCAGCGGGAGCCGTCGACCATCGACGAGGACACCTGGCTCACCCTGTCGGGGACGCGGTACGGGTTCACTCAGCGAAGCACGGCGGCCTGGTGGTGGCATCGCATGCGCGTTGATTTCGCGGGCGACGAGGACGGGGCCATGCGGGAGTTTCCCCAGCTCCCCGAGCACTGCTTCAGCTTCGCGCGCGGCCGATGGATTCTCCGATTCACCGACGCCGTCGTCGTCGCCAATGGCAAATGGGACGGCAAGGCGAAGCGCTTCGACGGGTGGCACCGGTACCGCGATGCGATGCCCGACGAGCCGGTGGTCTTTGGCGTCGACGTTGCGGCCGGCGGGGGCGGGGACTCGTCGGCCATCGTCGTCCTGTCGCTGTTGACTGGAACCATCCTCGCGACTTGGGTGAGCAACAGCACAAGCCTCCCCGACCTCGTCGAGATGGTGAAGGACACCGCAGGGCGCTACGTCCCGCAGACCATCGTCGTGGAATCCAACGGCGTCGGCGTCGGCGTGTACGAGGCCCTGAAACAGTTCTCTCGGTGGCACGTCACCGAGCAACGGTCAGGGGAAGAGAAACATTTTCGGCTGCAGCGCTTGAAGCTCGCCATCGAGCAGGGCGTCGTCCCCATCGGGCCCGAGCTGGTCGTCGAAGTCAAGTCGTCGAACATCCAACCGCCGACGGGGCCGAAGGGTCGACCGTCGTATGAGGGCCTTGACGACGGCCTGAACGCCCTCTCGTTCGCGCGGGAGTTCTATCTCGACGCGCTGCCGGCATCGGTGCCTGTCGACGTCGTCGCCAGCATCGACCATAGCGTCATCATTCACTCGTCGAGGGCGCTACGCCGAGGGTCACGAGAGCGATACTGACCCCAGAAAGGCCGAACCCCACCCCTAGCAGAATCGCAGGGGCAGGGTCCACGTGCTGTTGCTTAGGCTGCACCTCGACAGGTTGCCACCGGCCTCACCCGAGGTCAACGGGGCCAACGTCACCCGGCACGGCATCCCAGGCGGCCATGGCTTTGTCGGCGCGCCATTGGATAGCGGCGTCCGGCGCAATGCTGCTGTGATACTCGCGGGCGGCGTAGTAGCGCAGGGCCTTAGCCAGGTCCTCGGCCAGTCGCAGCCGCGCGGCCTGCGCGACAACCTGCACCCCGAGGGCCCATTCTCGGGCCTCGGCCTGGGCGAGGGCCTGGGCTTGCGGGTCGATGTCGCCGACGGGCATCACCTCGATGCGCAGCAGCGGGCGGGTGTCGTGGTCGGTGCTTGCCCGGGTCCGGCCGGGCTTGGTCGACCGACCGGTGACGACGGCGGGGGACTGCATGTAGACCCAATGCAGCCGGGCGCTGGCGTCGTCGACCCCGAGGAACGCAGCGACCTCGTCCCGCACGGCTTTGCAGGCGGCAGAGAGGTTGTCGCCGTCGAGGGGCGTGGTGACGAACGGGCGGACAATTGTCACGCGCGCGCCCAGCTCGGCGCGACGGAGTGACACCGGGTCGCCGCGCCAGTCGCCGGCGGCGAGGGCGAGGCGGGTCGCCTCGCGCTCGGCGGCGACGCGGTTGGCGCGGACGCGGTGGTGCTCGCGGTTGTTCTGGCCGCGCGCGAGGGTGGTCTCGACGCGGGCGGTGATGGTCGTGCTCATCGGTCCTCGCGGGTCGTAAATGAGTCGAGGGCGCGCTGCCGGCGACGGCTGCGCAGGGCGTCGTCGACGGCCTCGCAGGCAGCGACGACACCGAGGGCGGCACCGATGGCAACGGCGCCGACGAGGGCGATGATGCCGATGCTCA